TTCAGATATTATTGATGTAATTTCAATAACAGATTCTGACAATAATACTTGGACAGAAGTGCCGTATTTAGCTCAAGACACTGTATTTGAAACAATTGCAAATACCGTTCAAAATGATCCTGAATTATCTCAATATACAGATGTACCTTATCTTTTAAAATTGAAAAAAACCTCGTATCGATTTATTACTAAATTTAGATCTGATAAAAATTTAGAAATTCAATTTGGAGCTGGAATATCAAATAATAACGATGAAGAAATTATTCCAAATCCTGATAATGTAGGGTCTTCATTAAATGGATTACAAATTCAATTTGATCATCCAATTGATCCTTCAAACTTTATGTATACGAAATCATATGGTTTGGCGCCGTCAAATACAACTTTAACAGTTAAATATACTGTAGGAGGTGGGATTAAATCAAATGTACCGTCATACTCTTTAAAAACAATAGCTAATATAGAATATCAAATAGATTCTCAAGCATTAGATCTTACATTATTAAATCAAATAAAAGCTTCTGTAGCTTGCACTAATCCAACACCAGCAATAGGAGGTAAATCAGAAGAAACGATTGAAGAAATTAGACAAAATGCAATGGCAAATTTTGCTGCTCAACAAAGAACTATTACAGTGCAAGATTATATAATTAGAGCATATTCAATGCCTTCGAAATTTGGTTCAGTTGCAAAAGCGTATGTAATTCAAGATCAGCAACTTAATCCAGATAATAATCAAGAAATGATTCCAAATCCATTAGCAATTAATTTATATACGTTAGGGTATGATGGAAATGGAAATTTAACAAATCTTAATCCTGCTGTAAAAGAAAATTTAAAAACTTACATAAATCAATATAGAATCTTAACCGATGCAGTTAATATTAAGACAGCATATGTTATTAATATCGGCGTTAAATTTGAAATAATTACCTTGCCAGAATACAATTCCAATGAAGTTTTATTAATGTGTATTAACAAATTAAAAACTATATTTGACAGTAAATTATGGCAAATAAATCAACCAATTGTATTGTCAAAAATTTACACAGAATTAGACAGAGTAGAAGGAGTGCAATCAGTAACATCAGTTAAAATAGTTAATTTATATGATTCAACTCAAGGATATTCTGGAAATGTTTATGATATTACAGCAGCAACAAAAGCAGGAGTAATTTATCCTTCTTTAGATCCTTCAATTTTTGAAATTAAATTTACAAATAAAGATATAATAGGCAAAGTCGTTTCACTTTAAAAATAATTAAATATGATTTGGTCAATCCCAGCACTACAAGACACTACAATATACGAAAGCGATCCATATAGAAATACCGGTTTAGATCAAATTCTAGAAATAGGAAAATCTAGAACTGCATCTACTTTAACTGAATCTAGAGCTTTAATTAAATTTGACATAACAAATTTAGATTCTATATTATCTAATAATAATATTTCAATCAATGACATATCTGCTAGTTTAAAATTATATACAGTTCAAGAATCTGAATTGCCTCAGACGTATATTATCGAGGCAAAAGCATTAGCAGCTAGTTGGTCAAATGGAGTAGGTTATTCATCTCCAACTACTGAATTAGCAGCTACAATGACAGATGGAGCTACTTGGATAACTACTCAAGGCTCTGGTTCCGCAACATGGAATAGTCAATCAGGATCTGGAAAATCAATGTCATATAATACTTTACAAGGAGGGGGTATATGGTATACAAGTTCAATTGCAAGTCAATCATTTAGTTTTAAATCAAATGATGCTGTTGATATTGACGTAACAAATATAGTTAAAGGATGGAAAAATAATACATTAAATAACAATGGTTTTATAGTTTCATTAAATAATGCATCTGTAACAGCTTCTAACTCTCCAAATACTAATATTCAATTTTATTCTTCAGACACTCATACAGTATTTGAACCTCAATTATACATTAGTTGGACAGGAAGTTTTTCATACGCTACAGGCTCATTAAGTTCTATTGCATACGAAGATTCCCCTGTAATTTATACAAGAAATTTTAAATCTGAACATCCTAGAAATACCAAAGTTAGAATATTATTAGGGTCTAGACCTAAATATCCTAGACCAGTATTTGCACAAAATTCTGTATTTGCTACTATTAAAGCTCTTCCAACTTCATCATATTATCAAATTGTAGATGCACATAACGATCAAATAATTATTCCATATAGCGAAGCGACTAAAATTAGCGCAAATTCAAATGGAGGTTATTTTGATTTTTATTCGACAATGATGTATCCTGAAAGATTTTATAAATTTGAAATTAAATCGACAATTGACGGAATAACTGAATATTTTAGTTCTTCCGATTTTATTTTTAAAATTACTAAATAAACTAATTAAATGATGAAAAATTACGAATTACATGAATTTGATCCTACAAAAGTATTTACAAAAGAAATTAATATATTTGAAGTAAATAGTTTTAAATATGAATCTTATGATTTAAATACTTTAGGCCAATTAATTATTGATAAAAATAACAATTTAGAAGGTAAACGAAAATTTATTAGTTTAGCTACTAAAAAAATTTCACAAGCAAAATTTAACCAAGTCATTGATATTGATTTTGCTGAATTTACTGCAAAAAATACAATTGCAGCAACTTTAGAAGCATTGCAAGCTAAAATTAATTCTCTGGAAGCTGATAAAGAAATTTTATCTTCTGGAAGAGATACTGATAAACAAAAAATCAATTCATTGAATAATCAAATAAATGCATTGCAAGCTCAAATTTTAGCAATAACTCCAATAAACGATTCAACAAAAAATAGTGTCGACGTAAAAGCTAATACAAACACATTAAGTAATAATGCTATAAATAATATTAATACAGTGTCAACTAATGTAATTGCACCTTCGCTTACTATGTAATAAAAGAATAAAATGTTATCAATATATACAAATCAAAACGACTTATTAAAAGCAACTAGCACTACTGAAGTATCTAGATTAGAAGTTATTGACCAACAACTTTTAGATATTCGAAATTTTTCAATTACATTTAAACAAAATACTAGAGCTAATTTAGAATTACATGTATATACTCCAGATGGAATTTATTTAACTGGTAATCATAATGCATTATTTACAATTGAAGATACTAATACTGATACTCAATTAAATGCATATAAACATTTAGCAATTAATACATCTAAAGAGTTAGAAACTTTAGGAATTAATAAAGGACAATATCGAATAGTATATAATTTATTTGATAATATATTAGGAGGATTTGACTCTCAGAAACTTTTTATAAAAGATATTTCCCCTTCTAGAAGAGAATTAAGACTGCAATTAGTTGAATCAGCTAATATGCAGTTGCGAGGGCAATTAATTAGATTAAGAAATCGATGGGCCGAATTAGAAAGAGATGACATTTTTGATTCATTTATATTAAATTTTGGATTTAATGAAACGTACCAAATTATTAATTTTCGGTTTGAATTTGAAAATACGGACACTCCAGAAATATTTGTTAAATTATACGAACCGTTACCAGCAAAATATGGTAAAAAATCTAAAGTTTTTATTTCTGAAGAAATACTTACTCCATTTTTAGATTCAGTCTTAATTATTCCTAAACATGTACCAGAACCTATTACTACATTAGCTGGTCCAAATTTTAATTTAGATGAATATGAAGGAGGCTCAGTAGCAACATCATTTAAATCTTGGAACGATTTATTATCTACAAACGTTTCAACATCGCAACAAATTATCGATAATTATTTTTCCGGGTCTTTATCTGGAATACAATTAAATATTGATTATAGATATTTTGATAATTTTATACATTATAGTTCTGCAGTAGAAAGAGTTAAAAATTTCAAATACAAATTAGAATTAATTGAATATTATACTAGCCAAATTCAATCAGTATTAAATATTAGCGGTTCAAATTCTGCAATTAATGCAAATTTATCTGATTTATATTCAAAGCGAAATAAAGTAGTCAGCGTATTTGATAATTTTGAAAAATATTTATTTTTTGAAACTACAGGATCTACTCTATATACATTTTACAATGTATCTAGTTCATATGGAATAACTAGCTCAATTAATCCATGGCCTAAATCAACAAGCACTGCAAATTACACTTGGGCAACTGCTTATGAATTATGGTCAGCTGCTTCATCACTATGGAACGCCGATCCATATGAATATTTTTCTATTCAGCAATCTGTTAATTCTGATGTAGCTACTGAATATTATAATAATTTACTAGATATTGCTTCAATATATGATAAATTTAATATACATAAACTTCAAAATACTATACCATCTTTCATTCAAGATTCTGAAGATGATCAATACGTATTGTTTATTAATATGATAGCCCAGCATTTTGATATTTTATGGACGTATATTAAAAATTTAACGACAATTCATACTCGAGAAGAACATCCTAAAGATGGAATGCCAAACGATTTACTGCATCATGTAGCATCGTCAATGGGCTTTGATTTATTAAATGGAAAATCTTCTTCTGAATTATGGAGATATTCTTTAGGTGTTGATGAAAATGGAGCCGCACTTCAAAATGATGTAAATGGAATTAATTCGCTATCAGATGAAACTAACACAAAAGAAATTTGGAGAAGATTAGTTAATAATTTACCTTACATTTTAAAATCAAAAGGAACTTCTAGATCAATTAAAGCTCTTCTTGCATGCTTTGGAATACCTTCAACAATTTTAACAATTAAAGAATATGGAGGACCTTCAACATTCACTGATAATGATCAATATCCAGAATATGTTCATAACGTATATCATTATGCATGGAATTCAATTTCAGCAAGTTTATTAATTCCGTCAAAATCTTACATTAATGCAGACAGCAATGTAATTTATCCAGATGTTTTAGAATTTCGATTTAAAACTGAAGATTCTGTTACATACACTTCCGGGTCTACTTACATAATATTACGAACTTCTGGAAGTACATTGTCTTTAACTAAAGAAACGTCGACTGATAATCAAGGTACATTAACTTATTCTGTTAATGGTCAAAGTGGCAGTTTAAATAATTTAGAAATATTTGATAATTCATGGCATCAAATTGCATTAACTAATTTACATAATAGTTCAGCTAGTTTGCAAGTAGTTAAATCGTTATATGGAAAAACTGTATACAATTCTAGTTCATTTTTTAGCACCGGGTCTGGATTATTTACAACTTCCGAAAACATTTATTTTGCTACTGGTTCAAATAAATTTATAGGACATTTTCAAGAAATTCGATTATGGTCTGGCTCAATTAATTCAAATTCGTTAGAAGAGCATGCTGCGTCTCCTTCATCATATACATACAATGTTGACAGAATTAATAATACGAATGGGTCTCAAGGAGATGCCGCATATAAAAATTTATTAAATCGATTTACATTAACTTCTCAACAAATTCAAAGTAGTTCAGGGCAGTATTATCAAATTTCAGCACATCCTAACCAAACTATAAATACAGGATCAATTTATTTTAATCAAATTTCATCTAGTTCGCAAATTATTTTTGATGCTTTTGAAGAAACGTATTACACTCCATCTCCTTCTCTAGGAGGATCTAGTTTATATACAAATAAAGTTCGAATTGAATCAGCTTCATTAGATTCTAATAAAAGATTAAATACTAAAACTCGAATTGAAAAATCATCATTTGACAGATATTCAATCGATTCAAATCGATTAGGAGTTTATTTTTCTCCGCAAACTGCAATCAATGAAGATATTTTCAATCAATTTGGATATTTTGAAATTGACGATTACATTGGAAATCCCGGAGACGTTTACAGCGATCATTACACAGATTTAAATAATTTTGCAATTCAATATTGGAAAAAATATGACAATCGAAATGATTTTGAAGCTTATTTTAGAGCATTACAAATATACGATTTTACGCTATTTAAGTATATTAAACAACTTCTTCCTCAAAGAGCTAATTCAATAATAGGTTTAGTTATTGAACCAAACGTTTTAGAAAGAAGTAAAGTTAAATTACTTAATAAGCCTGTAATTGAAGATTTATCTAAAAATGCATACATTGAAAAATATCAACTTAATATTGCTTCAGAATATAATTTAATTGAAGGGACTGCAATTTCATATTCTCCAGACGTTTACAGTAATTATGAAAGTTTACAAGGATTAATTTCAACAATATCTTCTGTTAATATATTAGATACACATTGGTCGCAACATAGATATATAGGTAAATACAAAATAACTGAATCAGGTTCATATTATCCAACATCAACTAAAACAGCTCCATATGGAAATTCAAATAGAATAATTAATCACGGTCGAATAGATCTTCAATTGCGAGATGGAAAATTGCCGTATATACCAACAAACATGGACGCGATAAATAATATAACTGCTAGTTACATCGGAACATCAGCATCAATAAATTTACCAAACGGGCCTGGAAATTATCAAATAACATTTTTAGGAGCGTATGATACAGACCCTGACTATTTATATGTATATAATAGTCTAAATCAACTAATTCAAGCAATACTTGTCGACTCTGGAGGTTATGGAGGTTATGGAAGTTACACTAGTTCTTTTTTTAGCTATACACCAGATATTATATTATCAGATTATTATGTTGGATACGGATATGGAGTACATATCGACTCACCTAAATTTCAATATCATAATTATCCTGAAGTTAATTTAAACAAATCTACAGGCCACTTAAATTCTAAATTTAATGGATCTAAATTATCAGGCGCTGGAATTAATATTGATTCTCCTTCGACTGTAGATGGCGGGCCTGTAGTTAAGGTAATTAAAACTAATCCTAATCAAATAGTATTTTCAAATAACCAAATTACTACAATTGATCAGTCAGTGACAGGAGTTCAAAGTAAATCATTATAAATTTAAGTTTTTAAGAAAAATTATATTTATATAAAAATATAAACAGTATATGGGGTATTTAAACAATAGTACAATTACCGTAGACGCTATACTTACTAAAAAAGGTAGGGAATTGCTAGCGCGTGGAAAAGATGAATTTAAAATTACACAATTTTCTTTAGCAGATGATGAAATTGATTATGATTTATGGAATCCTGCTCATCCTCTAGGATCAGATTATTACGGAATAATTATAGAAAATATGCCTTTAGTTGAAGCAACTGCAGACGAATCCAACGTTATGCGATACAAACTCGTTACGCTTCCTAAGAAAACAGCAAGAATTCCAGTAATATCAGTGCCACAATCTTCAATCACATTAACTTCTCCAGGCCAGACGTTTGTAATTACTCCAACAACTACGAATTTTGCATCTGGAAATGCTACTTTAGGTTATACAGCAATTTTATCTAATTCGGACGTCGCTACTCTTCAAGTTGCAACACCTGTAGCTGCAGGAGTTAGCCCGACAGTTCCTAGATTTATTGGAGACGCTGAAGCAGCTCAAACAATTTCAGCAGTTGGATTTAGTTTTAATATCGTTGCTAAACAACAATTAGTTTCTGACGTATCTGCTACTATTACAATTATAGGAAATGAAACTGGCGGGAGATCTACAATTAATTTAACAGTTAAGAAAACTCAGTTAGCAACGGCTTTAGCGACTTCAATTACCAATGCTAACGATTAACAAATAATAATATAAAATAAAAATATGGCTATAATAAACAGAACAGCTTCTTCATTAACAAGCCCATTTGACGTACAAGCTAATGTCGATGGCGTGGTTCAAGTAGTATCTCCTACATTACCATTGTCATATAATAGCTCTCTTCAATTTCAAAATGAAGTTGAAATTAGGGCTCAGCAAATTGCAAGCGAAATAATTAAAGCTCAAGCAAGACAGTCGCAAATAGCTGCTTCAGGAAGAGTATTTACTAGATTTGATGTAAGCACAGATGTAATTGAAAATCAAAAAACATACGTAACGACAGGTTTATTTTCTGGAAATGCTGCTTCAATATCAGCAATGTATACAGGTTCAATGCAATCTAGCGGATCTAAACAGTATTATTATGAAATTTTTAATAATACATCTGCAACAGCAGAACCTCAATTTTCAATAGCATGGGGACATCAATATGGTTCAGGTTCATCAGCAGCTGGCACACTAAACGATTCGCCTTCTCGAGCAATTTATTCTCAATATAAATTATTGTTGTTAGAACCTGGAGACACTACATTTACTTTTGGGAATGGAGAAAATTCCACAGAAATTTACGCTCTTAATTTTAATAGAGCTCGTATCAAAGATAAATTAGATCCAGGTAATTGGCAATTGTCTGTAGCTGAATTGCGTGGAGGATCATATCCTAATAATTCATTTACAGGATCTAATGTTACAGTTGCAAATTCTAATAAAGTAATTTCTTTAATAGATGATTCAGGCCAAACTCAACAAACTAATTTGACTTCAGCAGGTAGAGTATATAATATCGTATCAGGTTCAATTACCGGCGGTGTTTATAATGCAACTGCTCCTAAATACTATGGATTGGTTTATCCTGATATGGGTATTATGATTTTCAATGGAAATGCGTTTGATGCATCAGCTTCATTTAATTCAGTAACAGGATCTAATATAGCCGGCGATAACGCTTGGAAATTATTTACGTCAATTTCAGGCGCAATGTCACTTAATGCATCGACTAACGCATTTCAAGCTAGAAATGAAGAAACAGTAACTTCAACTCATTATTTTGTAAGAATTAAAAATGGCGAATATAATTTTTCAAATAATCCTTCATTCGTTACAGGATCAGTGGGAGAATTTGCACAGCCAACATTTATTGGAGATCCAAAAGTATACATTACGACAATTGGTATGTATAATGATCGTCAAGAATTGCTAGCAGTTGCAAAATTAAGTCAACCAGTACAAAAATCATTTAATAATGAAGCTTTGGTGAAAGTAAAATTAGATTTTTGATAAATTTTAAAATTAAACAATATTTAGGCTCTTTGATATTTATATTAAAGAGCCTATCTACTATATATGGGAAAGCCGGGAGTATTTAAAAGAATTAATGGGCAAGATCAAACAATTACGCCATTTAAAGTTTACAAGTCATGGAAATATACTAATACAGGCAGTTTACAAAATGATGGAATAGATTTACTATACGCATTAAAACCTAATCAAAATGTATATTCAGGAAATAAAGTTACACTTGACACTTGGCAAACTTTTTTAGATTCAGGGTCGTTATTAATTAATAACGCAAATAATAAAGAAGCCTCAGTTATTTGGCACAGTTTAAATCATTTATATTATAAACGAGCTGGTAAACCGTCAGAAACGTTTGGTTATGCTGATCCATATGCCATTAAAAGAACTTTGTTCAATGAAGCTATGGTTTATTCGATACCTCAAAGAAAATTTGGAGAATCTATTAAACCAGGATCAGTTAAATTGAATTACAGAAATATTTCATTAAATGCAATTTCAATGTCATTAATAGACGATGGAAAGGGAAATTTAATTGACACTGCTTTAAGCAGTTCTATTTCTAAAGAAGTGCTACATTTAGGATTTGATTCAATGACATATTGCTCTAATTACGCAGCAAATTTTAATTTAACAAGTTCACAGCAACCAGGAAATTTAATTGAATTTCAAATTGATTCAATTAATCCTAATTTAACTGCAAAAGGTAATCCATGGATTAATAATTTTTCATTTTTAAATAATTACTATACATCATCTATAGGATCTATATTTAATTGGGGTAATGATGCATTTTTTACTACAGCATCTTACATTAGAATTCCAAATGACGATTCATTTAATTTTAAACAAACTGATGATTTTGCATTGTCATTTTGGATTGGAAAATATTCAAATTTTCCTGAAATTCAGCAAGTAATTTCAAAACGAACTACAGGTAATGGCCAATATATGGTTGACAAAAAAGTATATACTGGTGATGTAAACTATAATTCAAGTCAATATCCATTTGATATTTATTTTCCTAGCGGGAGCGGAATTCCTGCTAATCAAATATATTGTAAAAATTCCAATGGAAATAAAATAACTATTGTAAGTGGAACGTTTACAACTAACACAGAAAATCATGTAGTATTACAAAAAACAGGCTCAATATTTCAATTGTACATTGGAGGGGCTTTAGTAAATCAAGCTACATTACCATCTGATGGCAATTTTTACAACAATTCTGATTTATTTATAGGTTCGTTAGGATTAGACTCAAATGGAAATGGATATAATTCTTTTAAAGGAACATTTGATGAATTTTTTATTTTTAATAAAGGATTAACGCAAAATGAAATTAATCAGTTAGCAGACACTGGCTCATTTTCAATGACTACAAACACTAATGTCGTTGGAAATGTATTTTATGAACATGGATTAATAGTAATTTCAGATCCTAGACCTAAATATAGTTCTACAGGGTCTTCTGCAACATTTAATAATTTTATATACGATAAAAATACTGGATTAACACCTACAAATTATTTTGACAATTCTAAATTTAGCTTAGAATTTAATTCTACAGTAACTTTATACGAGCACGAATATGTATGTAAATTAAAAGATGATGAGTTTAATTTTACTGCAAATCCAACTATTAGATTAAATAACGATGTAAATTCACAAATACCAAAAAGCATTGTTTTAAATGATTCATTTGCTCCATATATTACGACAGTAGGATTATATAACGACGCAGGTCAATTGTTAGTTGTAGGTAAATTAGGAACTCCAATTCAAAAACGAGATAATGTTGATACTAATATTATTATTCGTTTTGACATTTAAACTAAAAAATAAAATGGCAAGAAAAAAAACATATAGCAAAAAAGCTGTAGCAGCTAAATACGGATTTCGTAGTGGTTTAGAAATGGATATTGACGCTTCTCTTAAAAGTCAAGGAATTGACGGTGAATATGAACAGCACATTATTGAATATATCAAACCGGAAACTAAACATAAATATCATCCTGATTTCAAATTACCAAATGGTATATTTGTGGAAACTAAAGGCCGCCTCTTATTAAATGATAAGAAAAAACACTTGTTAATTAAAAACCAACATCCAGAACTTGATATACGGTTTTTATTTCAAAACGCAAATGCTAAATTTAATAAAAATTCAAAGACTACATACAGTATGTGGGCAGAAAAGCATGGATTTAAGTGGGCAGAAAAAATAATTCCGCAAGAATGGCTTGACGAGTAAAATAATTTTTGAAAATTCAAAAAATTATCTTATATTTAATGCATGATAGATACTAGATTAACGCAATTAATAGAAAGTGTACTAGGTAAAGGAAAAATTACAAATAGAAATAATATAGCATTTTTTTGTCCTTTTTGTCATCATAACAAAAGAAAATTAGAAGTACAGCTTATAACAAATAATAAATCAGAAAATCCATGGCATTGTTGGACTTGCAGTAAAGCTGGTAAAAAATTAACTTCGCTGTTTAAGTCATTAAATGTAAGTCGCGATAAAATAGCTGAACTTTATAAAATACTTTCCATCCAGCCAAAATATAGTAGCAGTCAATTTGACAGTAACTTTCAAGGTATGACAGTAATAGACCTGCCTAAAGAGTACATTCCGCTATATAAAAATTCTGAATCTATTGAATATAAAAATGCAATACATTATTTAAGAGCAAAGCGAAAAATAACACTTTCAGAAATTGTAAAGTATAATATTGGATATTGTGAATCAGGAGAATATGCTAAAAAAATTATAATTCCTTCGTATGATGAAACTGGTAAGTTGAATTATTTTGTAGGAAGAGCTTATTACGACGCAGAAACATTTAAACATAAAAATCCTGAAGTTTCTAAAAATTGTGTAGGATTTGAATTATTTATTAACTGGTCACTTCCATTAGTTTTAGTAGAAGGCGCGTTTGATGCTATTGCAGTTAGAAGAAATGCAATTCCATTATTTGGAAAAACAATTTCAGAAGATTTACGTAAAAAAATTATTGAAAATAAAGTTAGTCAATTATATATTTGTTTAGATAAAGATGCCCAAAAGCAAGCTTTAGATCATGCAGAATATTTTATGAATAATGGAGTGGAAGTGTATTTTGTAGATTTAAAAGAAAAAGATCCTGCTGAAATAGGATTTGAAAAAATGTGTAAGTTAATTAAGGAAACTCAGCCGTTAACTTTTAGTAAATTTATTGAGTATAAATTATTTAGATAATGAAGCGAATTAATATTGGAATAGATACCATTGATAAAATATATCATATCAGCGATATACATATTAGAAATTTAAAACGTCATGCTGAATATCAAATAGTATTTCAGCGTACTGCAGATGAAATAAAACGCACTAAAGGCCCAAATGATATTATTTTTTTAGGAGGAGATATTGTGCATGCTAAAACAGACATGACTCCTGAATTAGTGCAGTCTGTACAGGAATTTTTTAAAATGTTTTCTGACATAGCTCCTACTATTTTAATTACTGGAAATCACGATTGTAATTTAAACAATAAATCTAGATTAGATGCTTTAACTCCAATTGTTAATGCTTTAAATCACCCAAATCTTCATTATCTTAAAGATTCTGGTATATATCATTTAGCTGACAAACATTTTGTAGTTATGTCTGTTTTTGATAAACCTAAAGATTTTATAAAAGCAAGTTCGTTTGAAGGAGATTTTAAAATTGCACTGCATCATGGAGCTGTAAATAATGCAATAACTGATATTGGGTTTAAATTAGTAAATGATAATGTTGATGTTGATACATTTGCTGGATATTCGATTTGTATGTTAGGGGATATACATAAACCTAATCAAACATTACAAGAATATTCATGTGAAGAATTAGTAGTTAATGAAAGTAAATTAACTACTAAAAAAATAAAACATATAAAACCAGCTATAAAATATAGCGGCAGTCTTATACAACAAAATTATGCAGAAGCTTTAATTCATGGAATGTTAGTATGGGATACAAAAACTTGTCAAGCAGAATTTGTGGAAATTGAAAACAATGTTTGTTACTATACATTGGAAATTGATAATAAAAATTTCAATCCAATTCCAGTTTCTTTAGAAAATAAAACAATACGACTTCGAATTAAAGTTCAAAATACAGATCCTGCCGACTTAAAAGCGATAGTCGCAGACATTAAAACTAAATTTAATATTGAAGAATTTACAATTCAAAAAATAAATGATTTTACTGTTAATAAATCTAGAGTACAAAAAATTAATATTGGTGATGTTCGTGATGTTGAATATCAAAATGAATTAATTTCAAAATATTTAGAAAATAAATTTGCATTAGATGACGAAATGTTAGATGGCGTTCGTCATGTAAATAGAACAGTTAATTCAAGCCTTCCTAATTTAGAAGTAAATCGAAATGTATCTTGGATTCCAAAACGATTTGAATTTTCAAATATGTTTAGTTATGGCACTGACAATGTAATTGACTTTACAAATATGAAAGGGGTGTATGGAATATTTGCTCCAAACGCTTCAGGCAAGTCAACAATGTTAGATTCTATTACATATTGTATATTTGACAAATGTGGTAGAACTTCTAAAGCTGCCTCTGTAATGAATAATAAATCTGATTCATTCAAATGTATATTTAACTTTGAATTGGATAGTAAAAATTATTTTATTGAAAAAAAAGGAACTAAAGGAAGAGGTAACCATGTTCGAGTTGATGTAGATTTTTATTCTGTAGATGATTTAGGAAATAAAGAATCGCTAAATGGTAAAGAAAGAAGTGAGACAAACGACCATATTAGACAATTGCTAGGAACCTATGAAGATTTTGTTTTAACTGCATTGTCAGTACAAAACAATAATTCTGGATTTATTGATATGGCTCAAAAAGATCGTAAAGATTTGCTAGCTCAATTTTTAGATATTAATATATTTGAAGATTTATATAAAATTGCAAACGATGATATTAAAGAAGTAGCTACTTTAGTTAAAGAGTATCAGAGACAAGACTTTGGTACTCAATTAGCACAGGCTAATACAGACATTGACACATATTCTAGAGAACATAAAGATTATCAATTTGATAAAGCAGAGTTAGAGTTAAAAATTAACAATATAAATGATAAGATTTTATCATTGACTTCAGATTTAGTTCCTATTGATGTTTCAATTGAAAATATAGATTCATTAAATGAATTAAAATCTAAAGTTGAAAAGTTGATTGTTTCATTAAATGAAGACTCTACTAACAGAAAAGAAGAATTAATTGAAGTTGAAGATACTATATCTGTATTGAAATTTGAATTGGCAAAATATAATATTTCTAAAATTCAAGCACAAATTAATGTTTTAGATGCTGTTAAAGATTCTGAAAAAACTTTAGTTGGGCAAGTAGCAAAACTCAAAGCAGAAGTAAGTCATAAGTTGGAAAAGATGGAAAAACTTAATGATTTAGAATATGATGAAAATTGTATATTTTGCATGAATAATGTATTTGTAAAAGATGCTATAGCTACTAAAGCTTCAATTGAAGAAGATAAAAAGTCTGCTCAAGAAATTGTAGATAAATTAAATGTAGTTAAAGAAAAAATTGCTGAATTAGCTCCTTCTTTAAGAGAAAAGGAAGATTATAATAAGTTGCAGAAAGATATTCATTCAAAAGAAATTGAAAAGTCTTCTATCGAATCTAATTTACATCAAATTAATTCTAAACCGCATCAGTTAGCTGCTAAGTTAGCTGAAGTAGAACATCAAATCAGTGAATACTTTAAAAAAGAAGCTGCTATTAAAGAAAATAAAACAATTAAAGCTGTTATTAACAATTTGAATGATGATGTGTCTAAATTAAAAGAAGATTTGAGTATTTTAAATGATCAAATTTTATCATGTCACTCAAATATGTTAGTTGCTGAAAAATTAAAAGAAAAAGCTGAAGAGTCTATTATCAAATTAAAAGACTTAACAAAGCAGTATAAGTTTTATGAATATTATTTACAGGCAGTTAATAGAGATGGAGTTCCTTACGATTTAATTACAACTGCAGTTCCATTTATCGAACAGGAAATTAACAACATACTAAGTCAGTTAGTTGAATTTCAATTAATGCTTGAAATGGATGGCAAAAATATCAATTGTTATATCGTATATGATCAAGACAATTTTTGGTCAATTGAATTAACATCTGGTATGGAAAAATTCATATCATCTTTAGCTATTAGAACTGCATTGATAAACGTGTCTTCATTGCCTAGACCTAATTTCCTAGCTATTGACGAAGGTTTCGGAGTACTTGATTCTGATAACTTAAATTCAATATTTAATTTATTTGATTATTTAAAAACTCAATTTTCATTTATGTTAGTTATATCACATATCGATTCAATGAAAGATATAGTAGATAAATTGATTGAAATTACTAAAAACAATACAAGTTCTAAAATCTATTACGTTTAGATATTTATTTAAAATAGATATCAAATGCCAGTTAATTATGATTTATTAACTAATGAACTAACTTATCAAGGATTAGCTGATTTAAATGTTTTAATAGAAGATACTACCAGTAATTCTTCAGATTATTTTCGAGTTTCAAAATTACCAAAAGAATTTACTGCAGGTAAAAATACATTTCATTTCAAAGGAAACCCTTCTATATTTAAAGAAGGAAGTTATGTATATATTGAAATTTTAGATTCAAATGGTCAACCTTTATATTACGAAACTGCTTTAGATTTAGAATCAGCAGATCATGCAGCTATTGTAACTGTGCATGTTAATGCGACAACTCCCCCAGGTACAGGTTACATTATTTTATGTAGTACTATTAGAAATGACATTAATGGTAAATTTTTAAATACTTCAAAAATTAATTTACGATGGATTGCTCCTATTTATATAAATGCATCTAAACGAAATGATGCTGAAATTATTTTTAATAAACTTCCTGAAGTTACTATAACTCCATCTACAAGCTCATACACAAATTTATCATATAACGGAGGATTAAAATACAATAGCAGTTCTTACTACAACATAGATTATTATTATTACAATAATACGCCAGTACTTGTCACTTCATCATTAACTCCAATTGGGTTTAGAACTGATTTAGTAACTGGAAATGCAACGCTTAATTCGTCTAATATATCAAATGCAATTCCGTTAAGTTCATATGCTGTAAGCGAATCTAAATTAATTAAAGTTTCAAAATTCAATGGATCTGGTATTATTGTGTTAGATTCTCCATTGCAATTTTCAATACCTAACAGCAATTCGACATACATTCCTTCATACGCTAGATTTTCTAGCGCTAGTATTAATTTTGAAGTATCAGCTTCTAATTCACCAGAAATTACACAAAATTCAAATAATACAGCTATAGTATTTTTTAGTAATTTGCAACCTCAAACAGGAGAAGTCGCTAAAATTCGCTCATATTATAGAAGTTCTGGAATTGGAGAATATATTCTTTCCAATGAAACAGACATAACAAAACAAGCAACGGAATTTGGATTTAATGTTGATGTAGTATCAGCTTCATTTTATTTACCAACTATACAACGAAATGATAAATTAGATTTTAAATTTGAATTTATTAATCCTGAAGGTCTAGCTTCGAAGCAAGTTGTAGAATCTTTAAATAATTTATTTTTAGGTGGAAATACATATATTGGAGGAGATGATAACTTATTAACAGGATCTTTATATGTAGCTGGGGCTTCTGGAACTGGAGTGCACATTTCAGGAAAAGGTTCAGCTTCAATGATTCGAAGCATAGGATATACAGGATTTACAAATGCAAATCCTGGATTTGTAATGTATTCAGGATCAGTGCAATCGTTATTAGGAGCTTCAGAAAATTACAGTGGCGTTGGTTTAGAATTGTATGCTAATACAGGATCTTATTTCAAATATACAACTTCAGGGTCAGGTTTATTAGATATTCGAACTAGTAAATTTTTTATCGGAAATGACAATGTATTTTTAAGTTCATCAAATAACAATTTAGAAATTAAAAATTACAATGCAGATCAAACTAAAACTTATTTTCATTTAGACCCTACAGGAAACGTCACTGCTTCAGCATTTATTGCTGTTACTGGTTCAGACGACACTCATTCACAATTTATGATGAATACCGCTATTGGATTAACAGACGGTAAAAACATTGGTCGTATAATATATCATCAAACAGATACAATTTCCGTAATTTCAGCTAGCAGCGAAATTTTAAATACAGCATATATACAATCATATACAGCGCCATTTACACAGCCAAACGCTAGAAATGTATTAAATTCAGGCTCGGCAATAGCTCCTAGATCTAATTCATGGCTAGCATATCAACCAATAATTTCAGATTTATCATATTATTCTCTTCCATTTGAAAATACTATTACTATATTTGGAAATGTATATGTAGATAAATATACTACAGGAAGTATCAATGATGATGTTAATGTAGTATTAGCTTTAAGATTTTCAGTTTGGAGACCAGTAACTTCATCTTACGAACATTTTGGATTATCTGGAAATGTTGAATCGGCTTCAGGAGACTATGGATTTGTAAATGCAGTTTCTGGCACAATGAATTCTGGATCTAGTAATGTAACATATAATTCAACTAATTATAACGTCGCATCTACAGCTACTATACCACAATCAGCTGTATCAGGCGCTATATCAACAATGATTCCATTTAAAGCTGTTATTAATATTCCTAGCGGTTCGCAAGATTTAATAAATACAATTGATTTAGACTATGCATTTTTTAAAATGTATAATACAAGCGTACCTCCAGGGACAGATTTTACATTTCGAGCTAAATTTGCAAATTTCAGTGTAATGTCAAGTAGACTTTTAGCCTCAAACGCTTCTTCAGGGACTAATTTAATTGCTAATGACTATCCTAATATTAATGGATAATGGTTTGTAATTTTAATCTTATTTAATTTTTATCATTATATTTATTACAAAGAAAAGATAAAATGGCAATACAAAATTTATCAAATCAGTATATATCACAATCATATCAAAGTTTGGTGCAAGTTTCATCTTCTGGATTGTTGTATGATGGAACTGGAAATATTATTTCAAAAGTAACTGCTACGATAATTCCAACAACATCGTCAATTGCAGTAACAGGATCTTTATATTTCGATGTAAATTCAAATAAATTATACATTCACAATGGAACTGTATGGAAATCAGCATCACTTTCATAATACTATAAAATAAATGATTAAAAATATAATAGCATTATATCCAGGCCGATTTCAGCCATTTGGAAAACATCATGCAGAAGCATTTAAGTGGTTAGAAAAACAATTTGGGGCTCACAATTGTTACATAGTAACTTCAAACGTCATAGACCCAGTAAAATCGCCATTTTCTTTCAAAGATAAACACGACATCATAAGTAATTACGGTCTTGCTGACAGGCTTGTACAGGTAAAAAATCCATATAAAGCAGAGGAGATTACCACGCATCTGAATCCAGAAGACACTGCTTTAGTATTTATGGTGGGAGCAAAAGATATGAAAGAAGATCCTAGATTTAAAATAGGTAAAAAGAAAGATGGCAGCGATTCATATTTTCAAGAATACGCTAAAAATAAAAGCAATTTACAAGGATTTGATAAACATGGGTATTTAATTGTAGCACCTCATATTTCAATGAATATTCCAGGATATGGAGAAATGTCAGGAACTACATTGCGAAATGCGTTAGGAGATAATTCAGTTACTAGAGATCAAAGAATTAAATTATTCAAAGCTGCATTTGGATGGTATAATGAAAAAACAGCTAAAATGATATTTGATAGATTAGAAGGTTTGACAGAATCTAAATCTTCATTTATTGCAAATATTATGAAACAAAAAAATTTAACTGACAGTGTATCTGAAAATCAAACTTCATTTTTCACTAAAGAATGGTGGAGCGAGTCTTTAAATTTACCAGAAATAGATTTGGTAAATTACGATATAACTTCAGAAGGATATATGTCGTTTGAACAACAAAAACAACACGACAAAAAAATGATAAAACTTAAAAAATTTTTAAAAAATAATACAGGAAAACCATTTGTATATGATTTTAATGAATTTCCTAAAACAGTATACGGTGTAAAAATGCCAACTCAAGAAGATATTAATGAATTGTTAATTAACGAAGGAGGGGCAGGGGGGCATATGCAGCATCTGTTCAATATTGAAGGAGTACAAACAGGTAAAGATTTAGTTAAAGTTTTTGTTCAATCTGTTGAATATTTAAAAAAAAGCCCTGCGTCTGTTAAAATTGATGGAGTAAATGCTTCTATTCGTTTAATTACATTAGATGGTAAAAAAGTCTTTGTAATGGATAGAGGTTCTAATAAACCTTTAGATGTAAAAGGTATTACCAAAGCAGAATTAGAAGATCGGTTTGGTGCTGGACATGGAATGATTAAAGTAGGCGGCACTGTATTAGATATTTTCAATGAATCTTTATCTTCAATTACTCCAGCTCTTAAAAAATTAGGTCTTTGGGATAATCCAAATATCATGTTTAACTTAGAATACGTAGCTGGTTCGACTAACGTATTGTCTTATAATAAAAATTTCTTAGCAGTACATGGTTTATTAGAAATTGAGCAAGTAACTCCAAAAAGACGAGCTACTAAAGAAATTAAGTATTCTAAACCAGCTTTACAAGATTTATTAAATAATTTAGTTCCAGCTGCAGCTGAAAAAGGATATGAAGTTTTAGGTTCTATTCCAACTACATTAGATGGAGACCCAGATTTAACAGGAGCATTAAATAAAAAATATACAGTTAATTACGGAAATAAAAAAGAAACTAAAACTCTTTCTCAATGGTTAGCTCAAACAACTATTCCAGATAATGAAATTAAAACTGTTGATGGTAAGAGAATTTCTGCATTATCAAAAGACGTGTTAATTAAAATTTCAGAAGGCACTCCATTGTCAGAATATATTGCAGATCCTAAAGATTACAAAGCTGCTGTAGATGGATTTGTTACTTACATGGCTACTATGAAGCTAGGAGATGCTATTTTAGAAAAATTAAATTCTCCACTAGGGCCTGTATCAGATCATGAAGGTATTGTAATTCGCGATCCTAAAATTTCTAAAAAACCATTTAAAATTACTGGATCTTTTATAATTAAAGGCATGAGTTCATCATTTAAAAAATAATTTAAAGTGTTATGAACTATAAAAAAATATACGATCAATTAATAGAAAAAGCAAAGGCTGATATTAGGAAAAAAAGTATTGAAATATATTATGAGTCACATCATATTATTCCTAAATGTATGGGAGGTACTAATGAACATTCTAATTTAGTTTTATTAACAGGGAGAGAGCACTTTCTATGTCATTGGTTACTAGCTAGATTATATCCTGAAAATGTTAGTATTACTGCTGCATTTTGGGGAATGTGCAATCAAAGAAAACAATGAGTTAATAGATATATTCCAAATTCCAAGACATATCAAGAATCTAAAGAATTACATGCTAAAAATCTTAAAATTTTACGTACTGGCATAATTATGACAGCTGAAACAAAACAGAAACTATCTGATGCTAATAAAGGACAAATTCCATGGAATAAAGGAATTAAATATACAGGAGATAGATTAGAATCTGTGCGTTTACATTCTAAAGATCCTTTAAGATGTTCTAAAATATCTAAATCTATGAAAGGAAAGAAAAAATCAATAGAGCATGTATTAAAATTAATTGGTAAAAAACGAGAAATTGTATTATGCCCGCATTGTGATAAAGCCGGAGGAATTAATAATATGTATAGATATCATTTTGATAACTGTAAATTTATAAATTTAGCATCGTCTTTTAAAAAGTAACATATTTATTTATAAATAATAAACAATGAGTACAAAGTTACGTAATATAGATGCCATTAAAAAAATGCTTGATGGCACTCACAGAATGCAAACTAAACAAACAGTTAGATTTGCTAACACTAAAAATACTCAAGAAATTCATGCAGTAGGTGAAGTTTGGACTGACGCTGACGGAATTGAATGTGAGCAAAGAGAAGGATTTAAAATTAAAAAAGGTAAGATGGATGAAATTCGTTCGCTTATCGCAGCTTCTAGAATGCCTTCACATTGCCCAAAATGTAAAGAACCAATGGATAATCCTAGATTAGATGAAAAGTTTTGGAAATTAGAAGGTCATTGTTTTGACTGTCAAGTTGCATTTGAACATGATTTGCGTATTGAAGGGAAATTTGAAGAATACGAAAAAGAAAAAATGTTAAAAAATGCAGAAGCTTGGTTAAAAGAAGCTGAACAAGAAGCTATTGAATTAGCAGCTGCGTTTAGAAATCCATTGGCTTACATTAATGTTGATGGGACTTCTGAAAAATGGAATGGCGGATTGTCAGGAGATGAAATGGCTGAAAAAATTGAAAATGAATTTAAAATGTTCAAAGAAAATTTTATCAATAAATTAAAAAAACCTTAAAATTATAAATTATGACGCAGTCGTTAGAAACAATTATAGTTGCATTTTTAACTGGAGTTGCAGGCCCTGTATTAGTAATATTAGTAAAAACTTTCATAGAAAGAAAAAAGAAATCAATTGATACAATTGAAAATACTTTAGAAATTTCAAAATTAATAACAGCTAAAATAGAAGGAATCAAAGATGAATTCAAAGCTGATCGAGTTTGGGTTGCACAATTTCATAACGGCGGTCATTTTTATCCAACAGGTAAATCAATAGCAAAATTTTCTATATTTTACGAAACTGTAACAGTTGGAGTATCTTCAATTCAATCTAATTTTCAAAATATACCAGTTAATTTATTTTCAAAGTCAATTAATGAATTGCTAGAAAATGACGTAATTAAAATTTCTGATTTCAGTAGCACTGCAATTGCTACATTTGGATTAAAATATGTTGCAGAAGAACATAATTGTAAATCAGGTTATTTTTTTGCTATTAAAACAATAGACAATAAATTTATTGGATTTTTAGGAGTAGGATTTACCAAACAAAAAACTAAATTAGATGCAGAATCTATAAATCACATTTCAAATCACGCTTCAGCAATGGGCGGAGTACTAATGACACATTATCAATAAAAATAATATATAATGACACCAACTATTTCAAAAGAATTAAAAAAAGCAACAGAAACATTGCAAATAAAAATGTTAGCAATGCAAGAAGAAGAAGCTAAAATGCTTGCTCTTAAATCATCGTTTGTCAATTCAACAGATCCAATTAAAAAAGAAAAAATAAAGCCTGCGTTAATTGCTCAAGCAAAAAAATTAAAACAAGCTGAATTTGAAGCTGATATGGCCGATAAAATGTTTCATAAAATTCTCTCAAATGAACCTGGAGATATTTATGATTTATTAGATCATAAAATTCAAGAGCATGTTGTTAGAATGGCAGTTCGTAAAATTGTCAAAGAATCAATAAATTTACATGAAAATGATGAAGTTTCGTTAACTAGCGAAGTTGAAAAATTTTTTAAATCAAATAAAAAAAAATTAGAATCGCTAGTTGATGACAATGACTGGGATGAATTTTATGAATTAGGGTTTGAAAAATTTCCAGATGCAGACCAAGATGATGTTGCTCAAGCAATGAACAATGCAGCAATTGCAGCAGGTTGGTTTGAAAATGAAATTGAAGATTTTAGACAATCTGAAAAAGAACTAAAAGATATGGCTTTTGGAAGTAAAGCTCAGCAAAAAGGAATTAACATGGGCAATTATGATAAAAAAATGAAACAGCCTAAAGCATCTTCTTCAGAACTTTATATTGAATCTAAAAAAAAAGATATCACGCCAATAATTGAAGCTGAATATAAAGGAAGAAAAGTAAAATTAAATAAGCCGTTTTATACTCCCGGAGGTCCTAGAAAACGTGCAGTATACGTTAAAAATGAAAAAGGCAATATAGTTAAAGTAGGATTTGGGGATCCAAATATGAGAATTAAAAAATCAATTCCGGCCCGAAGAAAATCATATAGAGCTAGACATCATTGTGAAAACCCAGGGCCTCATTGGAAAGCAAATTATTGGAGCTGCAAAGCTTGGTAAATTAAATATTATAAATAAAATGATAAAGTTAATACATTTAATAAAAGAAGAAGCTATAAAATGCCCAGTAGCTACTCAAAACATTGAAGTCAATTTAAAGCATAGGCAAATTGCTATTGATAGATATGGATATGGGCCATTGAATCCTAACAATCCAAACATTAAATTTTGGAAAGAAAAAGCTGAAAGATGGAAATTAGATTCAATTGAAGAAGCTAAATCGGCTAGATGTAATTCATGCGCAGCGTTTAATATTACTTCAAAAATTTTAAATTGCATTGAAAAAGGATTATCTTCTGGAGAAAAAGAAGTGTCAGTTAATGAAAGCGATGATTCTGAAAATGCTAAAATAAATAATGAAAAACCGCAAAATGATGATTTAGCTTGGGATACTATAGATGCTGGAAAATTAGGATATTGCACAATGCACAAATTCAAATGTGCTGGTTCTAGAACTTGCGATGCTTGGATTACTGGCGGGCCTGTAAAAGATAACTAATATGCCTTTAATTAAACCAGTTTTAGAATTGCAAATATTAACAGCATTTCAAAAAATGTCAAATGCTGAAACTGATATGGCAACTGCTCAACAAGATTTAGCTAAAGCTTTAGCAACTGCCATAGATTCTTACATTAAATCAGCTACAGTAACAGTAACTCCAGGTCAAGTAGTAGTAGGGACTGCAGGTCCTGTGCCAGTTGCTGCGACAACAACAACTCCTGGTATTGCAATAATTTCTTAAGTAATTACTATTTCTATATTTATATAAAATATAATATAGTATAGTAATTTATGATGACATT